AACCTCTCGAATACAATCTTTGATCATAGGTTTTATGATTCTTTTTAATTCGCTAACTTTCATTTCAATCCTTTAAGATCTCATCTAAAAGAGAATTGATCTTTCCTTTTGATTCCTTGATGGGGCTGTTCTTTGCCTCGTGAAAGAGAAAAGCACCTGTTGTTGACGGTTCCTGAACAATGTCAAAACAAATAAGCTGAAAGTCGTCCTCGACTAAAGTTTGCCCATTGCTCTCTCGGACGGATCCCATACCACGGGAAGAAATGCCAATCTTCACTCCCCCTTCGATCAACGCACGAAGGGTTTGACCAGCGGGAGTATTCAATACTTGCAATTTTCCCTTAACACTGTTACCATCCCACCAACAATCTGTAAACTTATGAGAAACATTTCGTAAATTTACAACTGAATCATCGGGATGATCCAATTCTCCAACCGCTCTGCCTTCTCGAATAGTTTGAATATATTTTTCCACCTCTCTCTCGAGAATAGCTTTTGAATAAACCCTTCCATTGCCATTTAGAGTATCTGCGGCTTGAACAACCCCGGACAAAAACAATGCGTTTTCCTCCTTAATCATTCTTTTTTCTTGCTCGGTGAGCAGATCTTCACACACCCCATTGGGACACAGTTCAAAAAACTCTCTTAAAACTATTTTGGACATCTTTTTTTCCTCTGCGCTGGCGTCACCAGCACGATCTAACACCCGGTTTTGCATCGTCTAACGGGCTGCAGCTTCCACTTTTGATTCCACATTTTGTTACCTCCTCTCAATTTTAATACCATTGTCATCAAATATGTTGCATAAGATATAAGAAGTACCAGAACTCAAGCACCCCAAGCAAAAGCAATTAATCGCACTAACATCAAAATTAAATAGTGTGCAAAATGGATTAATCAAACATAAAAATACACCAACCCAGAATCCAATACACATGGGACAATGAAAAAATTTATAATCTGGTCGGATTTTATTAAAAATGGAGCTGAATACCAGAATTTGCGTCATTCCATACGCAATGAGAATAAAATAAATTAAACTCACCCGTCCTCCCGATCTATGGACTCATAAACATAGGGACGATATCCGTAACCATATCCATAATATTTGCCCGGGGGCAGTGAGCCTTGGCGAGCATGTTGGGGAACCTCCCCAAGCTCCGTCGAATGTTCAGCATCTGGATGGAGGAGGGAATCGTTATAATCGTCTTCAATGTCGTCGATCACTTTAAAATAAGGCTCTTCTTTTTTTAAAAAGTTATAAATTTCCAACATGCAAACACTAACATTATCCATAGTCTCTTCTTTTGGTGTTAAAAGTATTCCCAATAAAGAATTAGCAACATTTCCCGAACGGATACTTGCACGATCCATTACACCCTTAGCCACTAAAAATTTAAGGAAGCGATCCTGCGAATCATAAGCCTCCGTTCCAAAGTCTTCTTTTGGGAAAGTTATAACTTTGTTAGCTTTTTTATTGATGACAATATCTATTTCTGGGTGGTTATCAAAAAGATAGTTACCATCGAGCATCTTATAGCCCTCAAGGGTAATCTCCGCATGATATCCCGGATCATTTAACTTAAATTTAAATTTCATCTTTTTTGATCTCGCTTATAAGCTCTTGAACTTTTAAAATTTGCAAAATCATATTCTTGTCAATGTTTTTATCTTTATTAGTAGCGAGGGATTCACGAACAAGAGTTAATTTCTTTTTTGTCTCTTCACACTCTTCAGCCTTGGCAGCGTTCTGAAGCTGTTGAGTTAGGCGTGATAATTCTTCTTCAAGATATAATCGCAGTCCGGCTTTATTGTCCGCAAAAGAAAAAAGATAATTCTTTATTAAATTTTGTTGTTCTTGAAGAAGAGTATCTGCATATTTTTCGTTAAATTTCTGTAGGAAAATATTAAATGAAAGATTGTCAACCGCCTTCATTTCTGTTTCTTCTTTATTTTGGGCGATCATAGCTTTAATAATATTATTTTCCAAAAGAACTTTATTTTTTACAGAAACATCAGTATTAAAAATTTGAGAGATAGTTGCCAAGTTTTTATAATTGGGAAGAAAGTGGCTAAATGCTTCTTTTCCAAGATTTTTGTTGATGTAGTTAATGAGCGAAGTTTGCTCATTAAATAGCCCTTTTTTATTAATCTCGGAATATCTCTTATGCTTAGATTCTACCAAAAGCTTCTCAGCATTGCGAGGAGAGGCACCTTGCGTTTCATAAATAGCTCTATAAGAATCTAAATCTTTTTGAAGGTTCGTGCCTTTTTTAAAAAAATTAACTAAGATTCCCTCTACGAGTTTTTTTCTCTCGGATTTCTTATGGACAATTGCCAAAGTGAGTTCCTTGATCAATGACTCATAAAGAAAAGCGGTATTTCTTTTCTTATTGTGCTTGAGATTACTTGTTTTCATCTTTTTTCTCCAACTGTGAAATTATTCTATAAACTTCATCATTTGTATTTAAAATTTTAATTTCTTCTTTTGAATAACTAGATTGTAAATTTTCATAAATACCTTTACCACTTCTCCGAAGTGCAGCTAGATCAGGATATAAATTTTCTCTGGAAGAGCTTGCCAAACGATCGGAGTATTGCTTTTTCATGGATTTCTTTTTGGGCGCCAAATGTTTTCGCTTATCGTCGGCGACCCGAGTATATTCCTTTCCCTTGGCACCTTTGGTCAAATAGGGGCCATCATCTCGCTTGCCGGGGGCTGCCAATAGCATTTCTTCATCTCCGCCTTCTCCTTCTTCTGCGCCTAGTTCCAGTTCCTCTTCTCCGCCAAGTCCAAGCTCCTCTTCCCCGCCAAGACCCAGTTCTTCATCGGCGCCAAGGTCTAGACCTGCTTCTGCTCCACCTGCGCCCAAGCCTTCTCCACCGGTGGTTGCCTCTTCGGCTGCCTTTTCTAGATCTGCTGTAAAGATTTTATCAAAATACATCTCTCTTTGATTTCGAAGTGCATCAGCTTCCGACAGATTAAAGATTTTTTCACTAATCCATCGTTTGCTAAAGAATCCTTCTGTGGCTGCTGCGGCAATATCAAACTTGGTTCTCCAATATTCTAATTCTTGAAGCTCTGCAATTCTTGAAGGGTTATTAAGGCGCAATTTGAAAGAAATAAGATCTTTATTTTTAAAACCAAGTGTATAAAGGTGAATGATCCCGATCTTTTCTAATTCAGAAACAATAGATCGTTGGAGTCTCTGAATTGTTCTGGCAAATCGGATATCCTTTTGGGAGAGGGCAGTTTTGTCTTCGGCTTCTTCGCCTGCTACCAAATAAGCAGCGGGAACTTTAAGAGCAGCAAAAAGTTTTTCACGCAGATATTTCACATCGTCGATGTCGCCCGTATATGCTCCCCCTGCAAGAGAAGTAATATCGGAACCGACCCCATTTCGCACGGGAAGAAAATAATCTTCTTCCACACTAAGCGGGTTATAGCGCAAATCCACGCGTCCCGTGTCCGGATCAATGACTTGGTTTCTCTTCATTTGGGTCATGACACGCTGAACGTACTGCTCTACGTCTTGCGGAGGAATATTGCCCACTTCAATCTTAAAAATTCTTCTTTCAGGTGAGCGCACAATACGATAAGCCATCATAGCATCTTCAATCAGGGTCAACTGGCGGAATATACGTCTCGCGCCTTCCAATACTGAAGTACCATAGGGAGAATACTTATCATTTCCCAAAATGCGGAAATGAGCCATTTGCCAATTCTCAAAAGTGAGGCCGCCAGAGTTCCATTGAAACTGAATATAATTGGGATTGCTAGGATCTAGCCCTTCCATCCTTTCAATTTCTTGTGGAGGAAGCCCGATTGCGTTTACAATGCCTTTTCCTTCCTCTAGCTCCAGATAGAGAAAGAAATCCCCCTGTTTGCACATAGTCCGACACCACCCAAATAAATTAAAGTCAACATTTAAAATATTTTGATACAAATCTTCTAAAATTTGTTTAATTTCAAAATTTTTGCAATCAATCCGCAACAATTCATTAATGAAAGTTGAAGTGGTCATCTCATCGGCATAGATATCAAGGGCAGAAGATATTTCGGGCATAAATTCCATTTGATCAAAGTCGGCATATCTCTCTGCTCTGCCTTGAGCAGCAACATAGTTATATGTAAGGTTGGAAAAAGGATCATAAACCGATTTTTTAAACTGTTGACCCGAAGCTGAACGAAACTTGTATTTGTTTAATTCTCTTCTGCGTAAACGGCGAGGACTCTGCGCATCATATTTCACAATCGGTCCTGAAAATAGTTTCGTCAACCTTCGGAAGAGACTTGAATCTGGATTTCTATTTCTCTTCTTATTATCGTTCGTAGTAGTCATAATTTTTAACCTTTATAAACCCAACTAAATTCTTCATGTTGTTTTTTTGCATCATTTCTCTTCTGCTGTAAGTCTGTATTACGATTATACCCTTCTTGACCCGGAACTTTAACATCTATTTTTGTATTTGCCAAAAACATTCCGCCAATTAAGGCTTTTTTATATTCATCATTTCTTCTATTCTGTATTATAGCCGTATCCCTAACCCAACACGCGATTGCTAAAGACATTATTAAATCGTCATTGCTACTTCTCATTGCCTCCGGTCGACCGCTATTCCATACGAATGTTCGCATTTCGTTAATGGTACGCTTAGATCTTATCTTAATTAGTTTATTTCTTATGAATTCTTCTAATTTTGCGATAATTAGTGGTCTGGATTTAGATGATGTTGCAAATCCGGGAACAGAATTACTCATCGCCTCGGCTACATAAGATTCAACATATTCGCCGCTCCCCTTAATTGAAAAATAAATATTTTTATAATCCATATTTATTAATTTCTCGATTACAGCATAGCCAACATTATTATTTTCTATTACCAACAAAGATCCGCCATATTCATTTCCAACATCAAAAAGAAATTTAGCAAATAAATCGATTGAAGGCTTGCCCCTATATTCGGCTACAATATCTAAATCATCAACATCCATAATATGAAAAGCGGAATAATCTCTTCCATCTCCGCGAGCTACATCAGCAGAAATAACATATTTCTTTGTTGGTTTATATTCTTCCCAAATCCAATAATTCCTATCAAACCCAGAACGATATTTTGGTTCTTCCGTCAATTCATAAAGATAATCTATGTCATCTCCATGGATTACAGTTTCTCCGGAAGCATTAAAGTTACAAAGATATTCTTGTGCGATTTCTCTTTTTGAGAGGCTCTTCGTTTCCCTCTCAAACCACTCCTGATCTCTCTCTGGGTGTACATCCCATGGCAAGTTTGTCATAAAAAAATCATTTGCACCAGCAATGGAATCAGAACATATTTTATGAAACCAATTGCCGACTCCCAGAGGAGTCGAAAGAGCTATAACGCGACCACCAGTTGAAATCGTGGGATATAGACCGGTCCAAAGTTCTTCCATATTTTCAATATGCGCTGCTTCATCAACCACAAGCAAAGAAAGAGCTTCCGAACGACCTGCATCTGACGAAGTTGAACTCGCCTTAATTTGAGAGCCATTGGAAAGCTCGAACGAAGCACGGTTATCAATAGAGATTTTTGCGATTCTCATCCAATC